GAACTTTAAGAACTGCGCACCTACCATAGGACGATTAAGCGGAATTGCTTTTTCTTTAATAGTAGATTCTATCATAAGTTTGTATTCATCTGGCTGTGCGGTTAAATCTACAAGTTTAACGTTACGATTGTAGTCATCTAACACACGATGCTCTTCACCGTTGTGATCAGTCCAACGTTGTAGCATTAGGTTATTCCAAGCATAACCCTGTTTATCTTTATCAGCAAACGCTTCTTCTAAGCCTACTTTGTTCTTAGTGCCTTTAGTACGCACACCAGGGTAAGCACTAAAGATGTTATCTGTAGGGTCACCACGCATACACTTTTCAAACAAGATGAACTTAGGGTTAGGAATCTTCTTAGGCTCTTTAGTTTTCTTGTCTAGTACAAGTTTGCCCTTCTTATCAAAGATACCTTCTAAGGTGTGTAACTCATCAGCAATGCCGTTATACTGAACAACATTACTATTAAGTAACTGATAAAAGTCTGTGTCACTACTTACAATAGTATGATGATCATTTGGATGTGTTTGTATCCAACCCGCAATAAGATCATCTGCTTCTAGGTTACCATGCTGTAACACTGTACAGTTCGTCTTTTCGGTAACAAATATCTTAAGTGCGTCAAAGGCGTCCCAGAACAGTTGTTCTTCTTCTTGCTCTGATTCTGTTTTAGCCGCACGGGCTACAGCACGATTAGCCTTGTAGGGAGTGTAAAAGTCCTTACGCCAACTGCGACCTTCAAAACAGAATATAACATGATCAGCCTTTTGATCACGCCATGCTTTGTTTACACTAGCCAGTGTAACGTGTATAGCAAAACCTAACTTATCCCAAGTATCGCTTTGTCTATGTGCGCTGTGTCTAGCACGGAAAAATGTATTTGCTGCATCTACAATTAAGTATCTCATGTTGTAATTATACTTTCATTTGTGAGTTTTGTCAAGAGAAAATTAGCCCATGCTCGATGAGCATCTGGCCCGTAATGGAAAAACGCCGGGTTACTTGGTGTATACCCCTGCGATTCTAACCAATAGTAATATGTTTGATTTTTATCATATGGAGCAAGGTAACTAGTGCCCCAATCATGTTTAGGATAATCAGTTTTACCGATGATTTCAAAGTACGAATAGCAATTAAAGAATAGGTGCGGTATGTTTATCTGCTCTAATTCTTGGTGAAAGTCCCAGATCGTTTTGTGTGCAGTCTGTTCGTGTGCCCGCCAATTGGTGGCTGTGGTCACTACCCATTCTTTATATCTGTTTTCTAAATCTTTATGTAGTACTTGATACCCTGATCCGTTTACATCAAAGTAATAACCATTGAATTCCCATTCTTCTCGTTCCCAAGTACTCCATCCAATAATTACAAAATCTGGCTTATTATTAGCAAGATACTCTCGAGTAGTTCTAATGATACGTGCGTTGCTTGCTCCTGCTCTGGCATGGCAGACAAATTCTGCTTTTAAATGATCAGCCAATCGTTGACCGTAACTAAACTTTGGGCCACCGGCATCTTGGCCGTAGCTATGGCTATCACCATTTACATATAGAATCAACTTACTTCCGTTCTGCCGTTGCCTAGATCACGGCGTTTATTATATTCTTGCTGTTGACGTTTTTCTGGATCTGCTTGGTCCTGTTCCCAAGTTTCAAGTACTACATTGCGACACACTGTTTTAAACCAGTTATCTACAATGTCTTGATCTGTTTTGCCTTGATAGCCGTTGCGAATCAGATTTGCTACAAACTTATCGTTCCAATCTAGTTCAAACGCACCATTGCCTGGGTCAGCGGGATCTAGATCCATACTAACAATTTCTACCCATGGCTCACCTTTGGCAGTTGCTGCTTCTTTGGGTGAGAGTTTTTTGGGCTTAGGTTCAGACTTAATTGGCTCTGGCTTTTTAAATAAATTTTTAATTTTATCAAACATTATTGATCCTCAAATAAATCTAACTCTTCCCATGGTAACCCAGGTTTACCAAAGTGTCCGTAGTTAGTAGTAGAGCTGTAAATAGGGCGGAATAGTTTAAATCTATTAATAATGCCTCTAGGAGTTAGGTCTACATTAGTAGTTATCCATGAGGTAAGTTCAAAATTATTTCCGTCGCTATCAACATACACACTCATCGGCTGTTCGACTCCAATAGCATAGGATAATTGTACAGTAGCGTGAGTTGCTTTGCCACTGGCTACAATATTCTTAGCTAGGTAGCGAGCCATATAAGCGGCTGAACGATCTACTTTAGTAGGATCCTTGCCACTAAACGCACCACCACCATGTGGGCAACTACCACCGTAGGTATCTACAATGATCTTACGTCCTGTAAGTCCTGTATCACCATCTGGACCACCAATAACAAAACGGCCAGTTGGGTTAATTAAGAACTCTGTATTAACTAATAGTTCTGCCGGAATTACCTGACGAATATATAGCTCTACCATACTGCGTACTAGTTCAATACTTGTGTCTTCACTATGTTGAGTTGAGCACACAATCTTAGCAATACGAGCAATAGAATGATCATCGTTAAATTCAATTGTTACTTGTGACTTAGCATCTGGACCTAACCAAGTTTGATCACCGTTGCGTTGACGTGCTAGTTCTTTTACAATCAAGTGACTGTAGTAGATAGTTGGCGGCATGTAGTTAGGAGTTTTGTTTGTAGCATAGCCAAACATTAGTCCTTGGTCACCAGCACCAAATGTGTCTGTGCCTAGTGCAATGTCCGCACTTTGCCCATGTAATAGATTTGTGATCTCAACTGTACGCCAATCAAACCCTGTTTGTTCGTAGCCAATGTCTTTAATGACTTTGCGTACGGCACTTTCAATCTGCGCTTGATGTAGGGCAACATTTTTATATTCTCCGGCAATAATAACACGATTGGTAGTAACTAGAGTTTCGCAAGCAACACGCATGCTGGTATCTTCGTGTACCATAACCAAATCTAAAATAGCATCACTGATAGCGTCTGCTACTTTATCTGGATGTCCTTCACTAACACTTTCACTGGTAAACAAATAACTCATTTAATTCCCCATTTAATTTTTAACCAAATACGCTCGTGTATATAATAATCAACACTTAATAATATGTGTAACAAGGTAGCAAACCCTGTACTGCCTGCTAGATCTCCTGTGTATAGATAAGTCCAAAAGATTGTAAACAGCCACGCAGTGATGCGATAGCTGAGCATGCGTACTAGTGTACGTTTATGTGTTTCTGTCATTTGCCCCATGAATTTCCCCATAAGTCTACGTGTAATCTTGGGCTGTAATAATACCCACGTAACATTGCTTCGTCTGCTACGTTAAATTTGTTGCCGTTGTAAACACTTACAACACCACCAACGGGCATAATATAAACTACACCCGTAAAGCCCGCTGATCTATACGCTTCAACTGCGCGATCAACTTCATCGAAGTCTTTAGGATTTTCTACTACAAACTTAAGATATGTAGTACCAAACTCTTGATAGCTAGTTACAATTTCTGGCTTAATAGCATCAGCCCACGCTTCACCACTTGCGCTTAGTTTAGCACTAACACTAAACGTAAGTTCACGGTTACCTAAACTTTCCTTGCTAAACTGCCATACATCTAGCACATCACCGAACTCGTCGGTTAGTTCTTGAGTACCATTTGTTTCAAACGTAATGTTCTTTAAGTCCCGCATACGCTCATGTTCAAACAATTCACCATAACTACGTTGCCAGCCTAGTAGTGGCTCACCACCTGTGATGACCAAGTGTACATCATTGCCATTGGCCTGTTGCCAACGGTTATTGGGCGTTAATGCCAGCATACGCTCAACTACTTCGCTAGTATCATATGTTGGACTTAGGTGTTTGAACTTAGGATGCCATGACGCATAGCTATCACAACCTGTGTTAACTAACGGCAAGTCTTCATAGCGACTATAAAGTTCTACAGTTTTAGCAACTTCATCTGCTTCTGTACTTGCTTGACCTCTGGGCACACCAAATCCTGGGCATTTAAAGTTACACCCAAATGTACGTAAGAAAACTGAAGGAACACCTACGAAGCGTCCTTCACCTTGCGCACTATAAAATATCTCACTTACTTTTAGTTTACTCATATAATTTTGACCATATTTTAAGTTTTTCTTTCTTATTTGCGTTAGCAGTATTAATGTTATTTAGGTCAATAACACCCTGCTCAACTAAAATATCTACAAGTGCCAACATATCACCAATTTCCATTTCTAAATTAGCTCGCTGGGTTGACCCTGACTTGTGCGAATTATCTAATCCAAAGCGATAAATCTTACTAGCGGCCTGTATAACTTCTGCGCACTCTTCTTGTAAGATGATTAATGCTTCTTGTGTTTTATTAGCAATCATTATAGTTTACTACTCTCTTTAGACATTGTCAAGTTTATCTTTCCCAAGGGTATACAATCCATACATCTTTTTCTGCTTTGTTAATCTCTTTAGCTGAGTAGTCGACCTTACGACTAAAGTTACTACTCAAGTTATCAATTAGCACAGCAAAGCGCACATTGTTACCCCAAACATTAGACCAATGCGCATCAGACGGATGACAAGTGCTTTGCCAATCATTGATAATCCAATCTAATGTAGCACCGGTATCATTAATATCATCTAAGATAAGAATGTTTTTACCGTTGTAAGCATCTTCGCTCATCCAGCAGTTGCTTTCTGGACCAGTGTCGCTGTCACGTAGGCTAACCTTTAGTGTCTCCATTGGAATATGATAGATGTTGCTCATAATAACTGCCGGAATTAATCCCCCGCGGGTAAGTCCTACAATATAATCAGGACGCCAATTGTCCTTGTACATCTGAGATACAATATTAGCAACCATATCATGGATGTGTAGATATTCATAATATTTTTTATCAATAGACATATTTGTCTGCCTCTCTTAAATTGTGTGAAACTACGTGTGTATCAAACCTTAACAGAAACATAGTTGCTACACTAGCATCTTTTCCGTTAAAGTTTAGCATTACATTACTACTACCGTCTTGTAAGTAGTAACAGGGTTTACTGTTACCGTATTGAACCATTGGTTCTTCTCTAGCAACACCTCGGCGATCAAATGGTTTAGTTTCTATCCATACCTTACCGCCAATGTCTCTAAACCAAGTAAAAATTTCTATAGATAACTGATCTATGATAATCTTAACAGGATAGTTTACTGTAACACCTTGTGGTAGGCTAATCAACTCATGTATTCCATGGTAACAATCTTGCTTAGGCTTTCTGCCATGTTTGCTCCATCTTCAATTACATAACGTTTGATGCGTTCGTTATCTGTCTTATCATCGTAACGAGATGTTTCTACGATTAAACCACCGTTGGCTCCGTATACTTTAAAATTAATAACGCTTCGATCATCGTAGTTGTGTTCTACTCTACGAGAGCTAGCCACAGGGGTGGAGTTACCTCTGCCAAGTCTGCCGCGCTTAGGTTCATCCCATCCGTCATCTTCGATACGCTGATCACGCTCCCAAGCCTTTTTGGCCTGTTTATAAAACCAGTTGTCAAACCATTTCATACTACCACTCCTTGGCTAATGCTAACCCAATTTGGTTATTTGTAACACCTGCTTGATTTAAGTAGTTCATTTGATGTTCAGTATAGGCAATTAAGTTAGTGCCCTTGGCTTTGTATTTGTAATACGCACCAACGTCATACTCTACTACATTTGACACAATACTTACACGTTCTTTACTAAAGTTTACAGTACCATTTGCTGACACGCTAACTGGTAGTGCCACATTAACTGTACCTTTGTACACAGTAACTGGTTGACTTACTGTAGCACCAATACTATGCGAGTCTTTGGTCCAATCTAAACCAGCATTCCAACTGTAACTCTGTGTGTCGCCTACGTTAGTCACAAGACCCTGTGCGGCCAAGTTGGCAGTAGTGTAACCTAACCAAGCACTACCAAACACACTTACTTGTTTATTTAGGTTATAACTACCACTGAAGTTGGTAAATTGAGTGTAACTTTCACGCACTTGCCCAAACATACCACCGATGCTATTGCCCATCCAAGCATCACGTTCGTTTAACATACCAAAGCCTACACGATACTTTACATTGTCAACTACCACATTCTTGCCTACATCAAGCATAGCAGTGCCTGTATAGTCATTTGCGGCCAACTTGATATCATATTCGCCACTGGGGACAGTAGCACTAAATGAGTAGAAGTTTAACTTATTATACGGATTGTAGTTGTCATAGAACTGTGCTTTGGCAATAGGATTGAAATCAGCACGGGCACGTTTATTATTAGCAGTTGTGCTTAGATCTATACGGTAGTCACGATCAAACTCGTCGGTGACCACTACACTGCTTAACTTACTGCTAATGCTACTTAAACCACCTGATGTGTTAGTACTAAACCCACCATTAAGCGCAATCTTTCCTGTGCGACCGGTAGTTGGAATACCTATACTGCCAAACGGACGTGTGGCTCGTTCTAAGTCTAATAGACCTTGTCCGTGTACATCCGGAGTGTACCCTGCGATATTTTTATTTGCTGTTGATGTTAGCAGTTTAACAATGTTTTCACCTTTCATATAGGGCCACATTTGATTAATAACTGCTACACTTCCTGATACTACGGCCGCCGCTTGACTAGTACCCGTTTGAATAACATAGTTATTGCCCACATCGTCAGCAGTGAACGCATTACCTGGTGCTAGAATATAGAATTGACTAACACGATATTTGTCAGCACAGGTACCACTTGCGCTTACACTTTGACAAACATGCCCGGCACGATTACTATAACTTGCGATGTTGTTATTGGTTATATCATAAGCACCAACAATCAATACTTGGCCACCTAATATTAAATTACCACTAGCATCTGTGGCTGTGGCCAATGTGCCGGGTTGTTGCGGGTACGCTTTACCACTGTTACCAGCACTGTTAACTAGGACCATTTCCTTGCCTAACGCACTTGCCCATGTGTAGGGATTGTCACCGCCAAAATATCTACCAGTATATCGCGGATCTTTATTATACCAAGTGCCGTCCGTTAACTTAGTCCAGTTCTTATTGTAGGTAGTGTCGTATGTTACGTTTGCTGAAATATTCGCCACCACAGCACCAATTTGGTTACCCCAAACTAGTGCGTTACGTGCCTGTACAAAGTTAAATGAAGAAGCACTATCAGTAACTTTGGCAATAGCTAAACTAGCGTCAGGTGCTACGCCCGCCATACCAACACCATCCCAATTGGCAGCCGCAATACCAGCTAGTCCTGTACCATGACCTACTACGTCAATCATTCCGTTTTTAGATCGAATAAAATCTTTTTGGAACAGGATACTGCCGGCAAATTCTTTATGATTGGCGTTAATACCACTATCAATAATAAGAATGGTACTACCTTTACCTGTGTAGCCACGTGCCCAAGCTGAACTGGTATTGATAACTCTTAGGAAGTCATCGTTAGTTTTACCTGCGCTAATGGTATTAGCTGTGTATTCAGCAGTGTTATATGGGGTTAGATCTAAAGTTTCTGCTTGTACAGAAGACCAAAGACCCGACGCTAGTAATGCTATTACTAACTTATTCATGTTAATCCTTTACAGAGTTGTGATTGACACTAGCATAATAACATCATTTTGCCAAAATGTCAATCACTTTGTTATCGAGGAGCAAACTCTTGTTGTAGTTTGATGTTGTCAAAGAACTCTTTCTTAGCATCTGGATCATTCTTAAAAACACCCTTAAGAACAGTTGTTTGTGTTAGGCTACTATGTGCCATGATGCCACGATTCTCACAGCAACCATGTGTGGCTTGAATGTAGACTGCTACGTTATCACTGCCTGTTGCTTTCATAATCTCACGTGTGATATCGTTACATAGTTCTTCTTGTAGAGTACCACGTGTAGCACACCACTGTGCGATACGTGTGTATTTAGATAAGCCGATTAGTTTGCTAGCGGCAATAATACCAATGTAGGCAACACCTTTAACTGGCTGATGGTGATGACTACACATACTGCGTAGTTCGCTACGTACTACCAGCATACCTTCATAACGATCTACTGAGTCATTTGGAAATGCTGTAGCATCTGGATTAGGTTCATAGCGACCTGCCATGATCTCATTGAAGTACATCTTAGCTAGTCTACGTGCTGTACCGTGACTGTTAGGATCGTTTTCGCGATCAATTAACAATGTATCCAGCACTGCTTCAAATGCTTCAGTTGCTTCGTCGATTAATAGTTCTTTGTTTTCTTCTGTGATGTATTCTGAGATGTTGTCACCTGCCCAGAAACGTTTGTTTGATGCTTTTAGATTGTTGCGAATATGTTCGCTTACTTTGTATTTCGACATATAGTCTCCGATGTTAAGCCAGTGGATTGGCAATTGATAAGTTAGTATAACATGATTATTTAGGCCGTGTCAACTCATTGACAGGAATTTTATACGTTATCTTTTTTCAAAATGATAGGATTTTCACAGCTATCCCAGGGTTTAGTTAGTAGACTAACTGACTTCATTAATGTAATAGCATTGAATGTGTGATAAACACCTGAAG